GCTACTGCTCCTTCTAAATCTATTTCCAGCTCATCATCCGTTCCGATGGCCGCTTCTAATGCCCTGCCGCAAAGCGTATTTCCGCTTGCGTCGTTTGTTACCGCCGCGCTTGCCGCCTTGAAATATACCTTGTCACCGGCCGCGAAAGTAACGGTTGAACCCGTCACCTTTGGAACCACTATCTTCTCGGCCTTATAAATCAACACTGCTGTCTGGCCCACGGTCTTTGTTTCGGTTATAACACCTACCGTGTCCTCTACCTTTACCATCTGCCCCGCAGTATAACCTGCCGTGGGAGTGGTAATTTCCATAGAGGCGAAAATATCGCTTCTTAACTTCAAATTTGTCTGACTCATTTAACCCCTCCTTAGTTTAAATTTATTTTTGTCCTTTGCATTCTCTGTCTTTTAGGACACCGTCAAGACAGGCATCTCAAGCTTTGCCAGCTTGTTAACTTTCCGGTATAAAATCGTTGTTCTGCGGATCGCTTAAATCTTTTCCGCTTCCTTTATCGTCATCGCTTGCCGCGCCTTTATTTGTTTCCTTAGGCTTACCCGTTACAGGATCTATTTCAGGAGAGTCGACCTTTATCCCCATTACTTTGGCATATTCTCCGAATTCCCTTATTTCATTATCAAGATACTTATCGAACTCCAGCTGCAGATCATCCCCGGTTTTATCTGATTTAAAAGAACCTAACCTGCGTTCGATGAATGCCTTCTGCTTGTCGTCGAATTTCCTTGTTTCTGTAGCCTTTGTAAGCAGCGAAGATGCCTGTGTCTTAGAAACCTGCTGATTTAATTCCTTCAGCTTATTGTCTTTTTCTTCTATGGATTTAGTAAGGGTTATTACCTTTTCTCTTTCATCGCCCAGGGATTTTTCCACGCGTTTCGCGTGTTCATATTCCGTCTGCTTTGCTTTCTTTGCCGGCTCGCTGGCTGTTATCTCTTCCGCACTGAAAATATCCTCAATCTTGAATTTCCCTTCTTTTATAGCGTCTCTTATCTCTTCCTTTGTTATCATTGATTTATCTCCTTGTTCTTTGGCGAATGCCTGAATCGCGCCAATAAGTGTTGCGCCCGGGAAAGCCGGACTATCGACCTCCGATGATCCCAAAGCTATTCCCGTAATTTTACCGACATCTATTACATCAGCCCCGCTCTTGCCTCTTGGATAATATTCGACCTCTGCCTCGATAGATGCTACATCGAGGGGCAATTTGCGGTACTGAGGGTATAAGTAAACGGCGGCTATTGCAGATAATTTATCGCCTATCATCTTAACCGCCTTTCCTACGAGCTCTCCTATCTGCTCGCGGCCTTCTGAGGTATTTGCTCCGGCATGATTCTGGAATATAGGAGTCCCATACTGAAGTTTTTCGCCTATCCTGAATATCATGTCTTTTACATAGCGATAAGCCTTGGCTATTTTTCCTCCAAAAGAAAGCTCCTGGGCATTTGCCGTACCTTCATGCCCAACTACATAAACCTTGAATTCCGGCTTTTTATCGTTTGTCTTTATACGTTCCAAAGTATCCGGAGGTATGATCTCAAGCAGCTGTTTCTTGCTTAAGCTTTGCACCTCGGCTCGTATCCTAATTGTTTTCATTGGGCAACTCCTTCCTCTTCTTGTTCCTGACCGGATTCTTCTTCCTGATTTTTAATAGATTCCAGCATTTTCCTGGCGTTTTCGTCTTGAGATTTTTTTATTTTTTCAGGATCCGCATCCGGGATCTTCCCCAGCATATAGTCTAAATCCACAACTCCGCTGTTATATATCGGCAGCCATACTTCTACCAATTCCCTGATCTTGGCCTCCGTAACCTGTAATATCTGGGCTTTTACAGCATTCGCATCTGGTTTAAACCCGAAATTAAACTTATTAGCCATAATAAGAGCCTTATAAAATAACTCCTCGTAAAAACCTGTCCATATGTTCCGCTCTTTATTGGTAGATGCGTTTATGGCCTCGAATAAGTCCGTACTGACGGCCCTGTTTGACATGAGATCAGGATATCCCAGGAAATGCACGGGGACGCCTGTGGCGCCGCTTATGACCTTGGCCAGGGCGATTATTTCTTTTTCAAGGGCTGTCGTGCCGGCAGCATCAGCTCCGACAAGATTAAATTTTGCTTTTGACAAAATAAGAAGCTTGCCTATTCTCCAATTTATATTCTCAATTTTCTCTGATATTGCCTTGGCATCATTTGAATCCTCGCATTCAATAACGGGGGTAGGAGTAGCAAACAGGCTATTGATCCTTCTCCAGTCATAAAGGGCCTTATCGAGGTTTTCGCACTGCGTCAGGACCTTGGCGGTCTTAGGCATAAGATCGTTCACCTTACTGAGCCGCCCCGCAAATTTTTTATACACAAATTCGTTTTCTTCGAGCGTTATATCATTTGAATTCTTTGTATCTCTATATGTAACTTTTTCATATTTCTGATAATCATCCGAGGCAGTTGTTACTTTATAGGAATTTTCCGAATATGAAATAAACCTTATATCTATTTGTTTCTTCTCTTCATTAGGAATCAACCTCACGAGACACCGGCCCTCTATCTCAGCTTCCTTGGCAAGCTCCTGCGGCATTTCCTCATCGAGATTGTTATACTTAAAAAATTTCTGAATAAAGTCATATTCCCTGGAGGTTTTTTTATCCGGGACTATTTTTAAACCCTGCCCTATAATAAAGGCGCTCCGTATGTCGATAATATTCCCTACCTGGAGAACTCCCCAGTCAGCCGTCCCCTCGTATTTCTTGGCAAGCTCAGCAATAGCCGTCTTATAATCTTGATACGAATTACCTACATAGGATTTTGTCTGAGTAACCTCGCCAAGAAGTATATTTACGGAATGCTGCAGATCCTGGACCTGTTTTCTTAATTCTTTTACTACCATTTTTTTCGGGAATATGTTTAACTTAATCATTAAATCCTCCGGATTTAATAGACATCGTGAGCCGAAGTATAAACCTCAGCCTGGGATACGTTATTTACAGCCTTGATCGCGAAACCGAGAGCGTCTACGTCATCGTCTGTATCTCCGCCTCGGCCATCAAAATTTATAAGATGCTCTACCAACTCAAGCACTTTTTTATTGTTCCTGTTAAAACGTAATGTGCCGTTTTCCACCAACGCCTGGAATTCCATGGCCCTGACCATCTTATCGGTACTTGTTTGCTCGCATTCTATGTGTATACCTATCCCCTCTTCCCTGGCGACTTCATCTATGCGCTGCTTAAAAGCTTCTCCGGCGTTATTCTTCTCAAGTTTCGTATTTCCATATTTTTTAGCCTTGTATTGATTTACGAAATGCTTTGCAAATCCGCTCACAGTTATCTTTTCGCAGAAAACATCATCTGCATACAAAAAACCCTCTTTGTCCTTACAGACATCGACTAATGCCGTATTATCATTGGCTGATTTTAGGCTTGTGGCCGTATCTATCCCGCCTCCGCGATTGACAATGGCTACAGGAAGATTGTCATAAAATTCAAACCATTCTCTTTTGAATTTCTGAGACTCCGGATCCTGTGGCTGTCCTTGGAATAAAGCAAACCATACGCGGGATCCTACCTTTTTTCTTGTCTCTAAAAGTTCTTTTTCAGAATAACGCTCCGGCCATAATGCTTCGCCTTTTTGCCTGCCAAGGATATCCTCGGATTCGGCAATAGCCGGGAAATTTATAACTTCCCAATCACTCTCCTGTTCAAGAATACGTCCTGCCAGGTCATCTTTATGCCAGCGTGTCATGACGAGAATAATGGCCGCATTTGGCTCTAATCGCGTCAAAACAACGCTTTTATACCATTCCCAGACATTATTCCTCATAAGCTGGGAATCAGCCTCTTTCTGGTCCTTGAACGGATCATCTATTATGAATAAGTGGGCGCCGTACCCTGTTATCGCCCCTCCTACTCCTTGAGCAAGTAATCCACCCTTATGGCCGGCTATGTCCCAATCCTTTACCTGCCTGGAATCATCAGCTGTCGTAACATTAAAAACGGTCTTATATTTACGCTCTTCAATGGTATCCCTGACATCCTTTGAAAAACCACGGACAAGGGTAAACGCATAAGAAGACATGATCGCATTGTTGTCAGGATTTCTGCCAAGATACCAGGCCGGGAATTTACGCGATATAGTCTCTGACTTTCCGTTTCGAGGGGGCATGAAAACCATGAGCCTTCTTAGATCCCCGCGCTCTATAGCCTCAAGCCTGTCTATTAAATGCATAATATGTCGAGGGGTAAGATAATTCCTGTCCATATATCTATTGAAATCAACAAAATGCCGGCGCGCCTTTTCAGCCAGGACATTGACAAGGGTCTCTTTATCTTTTCTGGATAAAACCGCTAATGATTCCATCAAGCTCCTCATCATTCAGCTTGCTAACAGGATTATTGTTTACAGTATTTTTTATGATGTTTGTATTCTGCACAAGAGCCCTTCTATCTTTCCATTTTTCAGATTTTTCATTGAATAAAATAGCAAGGCAGGCTGTTGTATCTGGAGCCACTTCTTTTATTACCACTTTAACTATCTTTTTTTCTGAGGCGCTTTCTTCTCGTTCTTTTGTTATCTCTTCATATCTATATCCCTTAGCTCGTTTAAATAAAGCATCTTCCACTTCTTGAACACGGTTATCGAGAAGGCTTTTGATAAAATTATCTATTTTGGGATTGTCTTTTCTCCATCTCCAAAGAGTAACGCATCGTATTTTGGCGCCTTCACATGCTTCTTTTAAAGAGCAGCCATTATTTAAACTTTTTCCTATAGCTTTTAATCTTTTCCAGCGGTTATGCATTCTGCCTTCTTCCCTGTGTAGTCTTCCCAACGCTTAATAATTACATCTATGTATTTCGGATCGTATTCCATCCCATAACAGACCCTATTAGTTTTTTCGCAAGCTATTAAAGTGCTACCGGACCCAAGAAAAGGATCAATAACTCTGTCTTCTCTCTCTGTCATTAAAGTAATGGCCTTTATAGGCAACGCTACAGGAAAACAGGCTAAATGATTGGATAATTGGCTATTATTAGTGCTTATTCTCCAGTAATTAGTAATCCCTTTCTGAGTTTTTTTATTAAACCATGCTTTCTTATCGTTCTTACCGCAGAAATAAAGCTCTAAATCCTTTTCTATACTTTCCTCGTCAGCAAGCAACAAAATATCCTCATATTGTCTTGTTAAGCCTTCCTTGGAAGTAATAGGTAAAGCATGCCCCTTATCCCAAACGATCAGCTCCAAAAAACCCAATCCAGTTTCTTTAATAATACGGTACATAATTTCTATAAATTCCCATCTGGCGTTTTTGTTATAGCTAATATTCCAGAATACAAATCCACGTAAAAAATTCTTATACATATTCAAAACCTTGAGGTTAAAATCAATATATTCTTCGCTTGCTAAGTTATCTTTATAAGTTTCATACATCCCGGAATTCATATTGTAAGGTGGGGACGTAAAAATCATTCTTGCAGTTTTTCCGTCCATTAAATTTTCTACCGATTCTCTCTTTGTACTATCCCCACAAACAATTCTATGATTTCCTAATTGCCATACATCCCCAAATTTTGCTATTGATGGAGGATTTTCAGGGATATCATCATCTTCGGGTCTATTTATAGATTGAATAATTCTATCAAGCTCATCATTGGTAAAGCCTACGCTTCTTAATAATGATTCATCAAAATCAGCCAGAGCATCTATATCCCAGCTCCCCGTATTCTTATTCAGCCTAAGATTAAGCTCTCTTTCCTCGGATTCATTCAATAATCTGTCCGGCACACGCACATCTACATCCTGGGCCCCGCGCTGCTCCAAAAGCCTCAGTCTGAAATGTCCTCCGATAACCGTATTGTTCCTGTTGATTATGATTGGCGCCGCAAGAGAGAATTTATCAAGCGAAGAAGCCAAATCTTGCGCTTCTTTCTCTGAAGCCTGGCGAGGATTATATTTAGCCGGTATAAGCTCTTTTATCATTCGTTTCTCACTATTCCATTTGATGGGGTTTTGCATTCATGTCTCATGACGCACCTCGTAAATGCAATTGTTAAAAAGATATGATATAATTATCTCTACCGTAACCGTAGCTCAAGTAGAGCGTTGTATGCTCGTAACATACAAAGATGGTAGGGTCGACCCGCCCGGTTGCGGTCCTGCCATCTTTTACTTTCCTGATTAGATTTATGATTGGTCCTCCCAAAAGAAAAAGGCCCGCTACCGCTGAATTCAGCAACGGGCCTAATATTCGATGAAGCAAACCGTCGTTTGCCTCTACTATAAAGTTTAAGTATTTATATAACTACTACAACCGTTTACTCTTCGGTATAATATCCTTATCTACGCAATTATCGACGATAGACTTGGCATGCTGAAGCATATAAATATTTTTTTCGATTTCCCTTAATTTTCGGCGGATTTTCTCTTTTTCTTTGCTCGTTATCGTTTCTTTCCTTAGACATTTCAGTATAAACTTACGCGGGATATTCACTCTTACGCTGCTAAATTCCAGTAGTCTATTCTTGGCCAAGGTCACCCCCTTTCTTATGGCCATCATATTGATATCATAGTTCCAATCCAAATAAGGATTTTGGCCTGCTACTGACATATACAGAACTACTCATCATATGTCTTAGCCCGCGGTTTTGCGGAGCCTTGGGCGTTATTATTCCCTGGTCATGCTTACTGGTCCCGAGTTCCCTGCGCCATCCGGACTTACATTTACGTAAAGGTTTTAACATTATTATTCCTCCGATCCTTCCGCAACATCCTCGGACTTTATTTCAATGCCATTCTCCTTGGCTATCTTGAAAACCCGCCCGGCTTTCCTAATAGCATCCAATCGCATATGAAGGAAGATAGCCCTGTATCCGTTGTGCTCCATCTGCCTGGCTGTTTTAATGTCTTTTAGGGCTTGTTCAAGCGATACTGATGGCTCAATACCTTCTTCAAAGATAGCTAATTCCTTTTGCTTTTTATCGGGCTTTTCTATGCTTAGTCTCCTGGTACGATATTTCCTTGGCGCCTTACCCTGCCTTATGGGTGACTTTTTCTGTTCTCCCCTGTCTTTTCCCCATCCGCATACATAGCTTATCTTCCATGCCGGGACATCAATACCGTAGGTCTCTTTCATGTAGCTTATGCATTCCGCGACACTCTCGCCTTCCTGCCTCTTCTTGCGTATTTCTTCTTTCTGGGTTGGTGTTAATTTCTGTTTTGCCATGCGTCTTTCCTTTCTGGCCCGTAGGCCTGTTTAAATACTATCCACAATTTTTAAAACGTCTCTTTTTACAGAATTAAAAAATTCTTCGACAAAAACCTTATGCTTTTCATCTTGTTTTTCCCAAGCCATCTCCACTGTGAAAAGCGTATCTCTTACGGTAAAATAAACACGTATCTTTAAAAAAGATTGCTTCGCTGGCTTGAAACTCACTATCCTTTTTACCATACATTACCCCTTTCTCAAGTTCTTACAGATCTGACACGGCGTCCAATACCTCCCATGCCTATATTGCTTGCCCTTTCCGCAACGAAGGCATATTCTTTCTGATCCTTCCAGCTCTTCCGGGTTGTGGGCTTTCTTATAGCGCTTTAAGATTGATATGTCTGAGGTTTCGATATGACCGATTCTGGAAATTTCCTTTGTTATCTCTCTTATACGCTCTGTATCCTTATTGATTTTCTGAATCTCCTGTTTAATAGTCATATATCTTTCTATTCCTCAGTCTTTAGTCTTTTAAACCCATTAATATGCGGACTGCCAACAGCTCCTCCAGTTCGCTCTTTTGTCTCTAAATTCTCAAATTCTACCGAGGGAAATTCACAATATGATATTAATCTCCAAACATCCTTTCCGTTAGTAGTGAAAAGATTGCCTACTTCATTCGCGATCTTATAAATTATTTTAGCCATACTTACCCTCCTATTTAATGATCATACGGATTATAGTGATTCTTCCCATGCCTATGAAACTTCGCCGCCGGACAATCCTGGAAATGACTTATCCATTCACCATATTCATTCTTCGTAATAGGCATGTACTGACCTTGTGCCGTCCGCGCGAACCAGATAGCTTTCCTGCAGGACCGGCAGCTCGATGATAAGGGGTTGCCTTTTAAATATACTTTTATTCCATTTGTCAGAATTATCTCTTTTTCCATTCCTTTTTATAGTCGTTTCATTCGTTACATCATAAATAAAACTTTTTTCTCATAACCTATTTACCTGTATTCTGTTCTGAATATTTTTATACAACCATCCTCTATTTCTCTGTGTATAGCTAAATCTATCCTGAAATCCTTGCCCTGGGGAATCTTGCTTATTACTTGCCATTTAAGATCCTGATAACATTCCGGAGAGCCAAATTGATCAAGCATAATAGCAAGGGCCAGCTGCGCAGGTCCTGATCCTCCGTATCCCCAGTTAAACCCATCAGGAGAGTGATTCCTCAATTTCTGGCTTGGCTTTGGATCCAACAGTCTTTTATTAATCCAGACATTTCGTGAAGGATATTCTCCTTGCAATGTACATACAACATACGTTATATTTTTCTTTACTTCGACCATCCGATACTCCTTTCCCATCCGGTACTCCTTGCACGTTCAAATAATATCTTTTTTAATACCTAAGGCATACGAAAGGCTTTTCCCATATGCTGCGCTTTTCTATAAAAATACTATTACCTTCTATTAACCTTTCTGTATTAACTTTTATATTGTATCCTTCTGTTTTTATTTTCATTTTTTCCCCGCGATTTTTTTGCGCCCTTTTTGCCAAGGGTGCCGGGAGCTGTTCTGTCAGCAGCTTACGCGGCGCCGAGCTTGGGCGGCGTGATGCGTTTCACACCCCTGGCTCTCCGGGCCCTCCTTTCCGTTCTTTTTCTTAATGACTCTTGAAATTGTTCTCCAAAAGAGAACATATCCTTTGCTGTTTTCTTAGACGTACAATAAGCTGTCATGTTGCCTTTACGTATTTTTTTAAGTTTTGTCATTCTTTATTTTATCCTTTCCAATATATTCTTCTCATATTGGTCGACGCCTTCTCCAAAACCTTCCCGCTTTGTATTTTCAAACATATTCTCGGCCCTGTCAGAGGTATCCTTTCCTAAGGGTTCTTTCTTTTCTGGCTTGCTCTCTTCTATTATCCTCTTGAATTTATCCTTGATCTCAGAGGCTGTCTCTTCTATCTTCTTGATGTCTTTATCTAATATCTCACCGCTGTCAATAGATACATTAAACATACCTAATGCTATGATTTCCTCAATACTCTTGTTCATATACCCTCCTTTTTTAATCCTTCACCTTCCGCGCATCCTTCCCGTCATATTCGCGCTGGATGTCGATCTCATAGATGCCCTTGGGAACAGAGATCTCTTTATGTTCCGGATGTATAACCCTGCAGCCTTCGCCGGCTTCCAGTATCATCTTATCTTTGTTATCCGGATCCTCGTAAAGCCGGCCGTTTATTACTTCATGCTTATGGCCCGAGATCTCCCCCTCTATGATCACGTTATCCTTTATGGCCTTAGCTTTCTTATTCCAGCCCTTAGGATAGTCTTCCCTGGCCCGGGACCTGTCTACCCCGAATATTAGTACTTCGCCTTGTCTGTAATTTTTTGCTCCCATAACACCTCCATTATGATTGATCTTCTAATAATTTTATCTCCCCTTGCTTTCCCGCCAGTAGGCCCTTCTCATATTAAGGATTGAATATCTGATATAACGTCATAGAGCGACCGCCCTGGTTAATAATAAGATGTGGCATAAATTCCTGAACAAATTCTACAAGCCCGAAGCTTAACGCCTCGAACTTCGTTTTGAGATAATAAAATAAAGCCCTATGGATCTGATTCTTGGCTTTTTCGAGATCCTTACTTTTGGGTATAGGCAATAAAATTCTTACACCTATAGCAACGCTTTTCCCTTCTATTTGCGTAGGAAAATTAAACTCGCATATCAATTCATTCCGGCTCTGCATGAATGTAAAGCGCGTGTCTTGTATTCCATATTTAGTGAGGAGCTTGGATATATCCGCCTGACTTTTGCCCCAATGTACCGAAGTCGATTGATATGCTTTAAGTGTTCTCATGTCCACCTCCTATATCATTTTGAGGCTTTGTCAACTCCTCAAGAGCTTGCTCTTTAAATTTCATAGCCATTCCGTAACCTCTCCTAAACTTAGAGGCCTGGTGTATTGTTGCGGGTAAACCAGCCATCTCGCAAGATTTCTTAAATAACGGATTTGATAATAAATCTTTATTCTCCATGGCTTTTTCTCCTCATGTTTCCACCGCGAATTTTATCTTCTTACGCGGATCATCTACTCCGAACGTCCATTGCCTGGCCACTTCGCATTTATCGAGCTTGGTCTTCTTGCCCCCATCCCATACGAAGTCCGGGACCTGGAGATAGTACTTGGTCTTGGTAGACGGGCACGTTACCATAAGGATCCTCATGTGAGATTTTACGCTGCCATTGCCATCGTCCACTTTTATAGGAAACTCCATCAACTTCATACCGTTTTTTGTCTGGTCTATTGTCTTATATTTACATTCCTTTGTTATGCGCTCCGCTCCTATGCGAGCTAATAGCGCAGCGCGCATTTGAGCATTTTTTAAGCGAAGGACGGTCTTGATATTAAGTTTTTCGGGAGGTGTGTCCCAGAGTTTTTTGGCTACCATTACGCCGCTAATGAAATAGACTGACTTACCCCTGACAACCCACTCTCCTACCCTTTGTCTGTTTTTATACTCCCCTTTGGTTCTTATGTTTCCGCGGCGGTCATAAAATATAAACTGGCAATTTCCGTCCCGAGAAAAATCAAAATCTCTCTTCTCGTCTTCCCAGTCCTCTCTTTTATTAACCTTAAAATAGGCTTCGCCTTTATAACATGTATGGGTATCGCTTCTGCTGACCTCTCCTCCGCGAGTAGAAAACCCTTTCTCCGGGCAGCGAACTATCCCGGCTACCTTGCCGTCATAATATTTAATCACGACTTCTTTATCCGATTGGTTCAAGCGATACGCCAAATGATGATTTGCGTATCGGAAATCCTGCCAAAGCATCCGGCCCCGGGAATACCTGGTGCGACATTTCCCCTTTTTTCCGAAAAGCTTCTGGTCCAAGCGCTCGGCAATACCGTGAAGGCTTCTTAATGACTTTGGATGGTATCTCCAAATCACAGGAGCTGAAATATTCTCATATTCTATTGTTTTATACCCGCGGTAAAAGGCCCCAAGTTTTTCCCATTCAAGGATCTTATTACCCTTAGTTACCTTAACCTCGGTTATCACCCTTCCGTCTGTTTTAATGGTCATCCTCGTACCATTTTCATGACAGACTATTTTTTTTGCATGAGTCTCCCAGGATTCTTTTCCGTCTCCTACCCTGATAAACCCGTAATAATAATTAAACAGGCTCATTTGCTACCGCCCTTCTTCTTTTTCGTATCTTTCTTCTCTTCCTTCTGGTTAGCGAACAATCCGGCTACGTCCGCTACCGCCTCTCCGGCCCCTTCAGGCATTTCCCCTTTTGCCTTGATGGTTACCTTGGCACCGGCTTCGCTCTTGAACTCGAGGGATCCGTCTTTGCCCTTTTTGATCTCGCGCTTATAAGTTTTTTTCTCTTCCTTTGCCTCTT